ATCATCACCCATACAAATCCCAGGCACTACTTGGAATGATATTGCAGTAGGTTCATTTCATTCTTTAGCCAGAAAAACAGATGGCACTTTATGGGCTTGGGGTTATGATCAAACTGGTCAATTAGGACAAGGTACTGTTATCCCTAGATCATCACCGGTTCAAATTCCAGGTAGTACCTGGAATGATATAGTTGCCGGTAGTTATCATAACTTAGCCAGACAAACAGATGGCACTTTATGGGCTTGGGGTGATAATGCCGCGGGGCGATTGGGTAACGGCACTACTACTAGCGTGTATTCACCAATACAAATTCCAGGCACTACTTGGAACGATATAGCTGCTGGTGACATTCATTCTTTAGCCAGACAAACAGATGGTACTTTATGGGCTTGGGGGCAAAATTCATTTTATGGTCAACTAGGCACCAATGATCGTGTTTCTACTTCATCACCGGTTCAAATTCCGGGCACTACTTGGAATTCTATAACAGCTGGTACTAATGCTAGTTTAGCCAGACAAACAGATGGTACATTATGGGCTTGGGGGGATAATACTTATGGCACATTAGGACAAAATAGCAGAGCAACTTTGTATTATTCATCACCAGTTCAAATTCCTGGAACTACTTGGATTGATGCGTCAACAAATGGTTCTAGTGTTTTGGCACGAAAAACTTTTAGTTTGTAAAGTTATATAATGAATTCACTCCATAATTCATACGTAACGGAAATTGAATCCACTTACATCATTACTTTATCAAAGAATCCAGTAAGTGTTCAATTGACAGAAAGATGCATCACATCACTCAATCAAATCCAACAACCATACACTCTATGGGAAGGATTCGATGGATCTCAATCAACATTGGAAATCCCCGAACATCTCAAATCAAAAGCATACATTCTTTTTCCAAAATTAGTATTCACCGAACTTACCAATCGTCAGATCGGTTGTTTCATGAGTCATTATTCTCTTTGGTGTCATTGTCTTGAGATCGACAAACCAATCACGATCCTTGAACATGATGCAGTAATGATCAAACCTTACGTCAAACATGCTCTGTATAATTCCATCATCTACCTGGGATCTTGGGAACAATACAATGGTAAGCCGATTTACGCCACGCCGCCGCATGCATCCGATTACAATGGTCATCTAAGATCACTTTGTAGAGCGCATGCTTATTCAATTGACCCTGCGGTCGCCCGTCATCTAGTGTCATATGTTATCAGAAATGGCATTATAAATAGTCTTGACATGATGATCAGAGCAGATCTTTTTCCGATTGCTATGTTTGATCTTTATGCTTTTGATATGCCAGGACCTTCAACAATTGCGGTTTAACAATGAACAATTTATTACGTGATCTCTACGTCGACTTCCAAATTGCAGATTTTGATGATGATCTTATTGCAATTTGCGTAAGAGCAGTCAATATTCTTAAATGGGGCTTTCAGGAAGCACTAGATGGTGACTTCGAACCAGCCCAAAACGAATTGCCACATAGGTTCTTCAAGCTCCAGCCACACTTTCCCTCAATGAAGAACAGAAAAGCTTGTAGAAATGCTCTTGATTATGCAATGAAGCTTGAGGAAGAGAATGAAGTCAAGGTGGTCAATATTATGACTACAATTATTGCAATCACCTATGTGTATCATCTACCAACTGCAGGTCTTTACGAAGCAGCCAAGAATAATATCGAATTTGGTAGAAAAGAAGCCGAACAGATGCTTCTTGAAGACAAAATGAGCTCTAACTGGATCAAAGAACCTTCCAATAGAGACTTCTCCGCTATCATTCTATGACAAACAAATGCATTCATGTAGTCCGGATCGGCAATTATCTGCCAGATCTCTGGGCAATCACGTATCCTAATATCAAAGCATATGCTGATAGAATAGGATCAGATCTAAACATCGTCACAACAAGAAAATACCCTCATTGGAATATCTTGTATGAAAAGATGCAGGTTTACGAATACGGCATGAATTACGATCACAACTTCTTGCTAGATATGGATGTTTTGATCCACAAACAATTTCCTGATTTCACTACAATCTGTAATAAATATCATGTTGGCTTCAATGATAACTTCTTTGCAACCGATTACTTCAACACAGATATTCCGTACTTTGAGCGTGACGGGAGAAACGTTGGCATAGCATCCAATGCTGTAATCACGTGTAAATACACTCATGACCTTTGGACTCCTCTACCATATGATCACGAACAAGTCAAACAGTATCTACTTCATTCAAGAAGCGGTGTCGATGAGTTTGCTTTATCATTCAATCTAGCTAGATACGGTTTGAAGTACAATGGTATCACCTGGGAAGAGTGGCAACGTTATTTCTTTGTGCATCTGGGCACAGGCGAAGATCCAATGAGTCAAGCAAATATTATTTTATCAAAATGGAAAAGTGAATGAGAAACACCACCTTTATGCTAACTGGAGGCGCAGGTAGAATTATTTGTGCTATTCCAGCTTTGGAAAAATACCGTAGGTTGAATCCGAACGACAACTTCAAAGTGATCATTCATGGCTGGGAGAATCTGTATTGGAATCATCCTATGCTTCAGCAGAGAACATTCGGAGTCGGTCAGAAGGGTTTGTTTGACCTACTGATCAAAGACAACAATCTAGTCTCACCCGAGCCTTATTTCCGCTGGACATATTACAATCAAAAGAAGTCCATGGCTCAAGCTTTCGATGAAGAGATCAATCATACCGATGATCATAGCGACTTGACAGAGCCCAAACTCTATTGTCATAAGAACGAGATTGATACAGCAAGAGTCATGATACAGCAGGCTCTTGATATGAAGAAAAAGAAAAAGTTCATCGTATATCAGCCTTATGGTAGCGGTATTCAGACAGTTAATAACAAGCCAATAGATCCGTCAGCCAGAAGCCTCGATGTTGATGCTGCTCTGAAACTCGGTAAGTTGTTATCACAAGATGCGGTCGTTCTGTATTTCGGTCCGACTGAGTACATCCATCCTAAAGATGATTTCATGCTGAACGCCAAGAATATCCCAAATGCTGATCTTAGGTTCTACATGGCAATGATTTCGCAATGCGATTACTTTGTTGGTTGCGATTCGGTTGGTCAGCATATGGCTAGGGCGTTCAGTAAGCCAGGGACCGTAATTCTAGGTTCTACATTCGCCGAGAACATCTCTTATCCGGACTGGTTCAAGATTTACAAAAAGCAAGGAATGACAGTATATAACCCTATGCGAATATCCGGAACAGACTGTGAATTTGCTGATAGACTGAACCATGACTCTATGGCGTTTACTGATGAACAACTGAATGAAATTTACAGGACTTGCAAATGACCAATTACAACTTCTTTCAATTCCATGATTTTATTCAGGGTAGCGTTGAGACTATTGTCAATAAAATCGGCATCCCACAAACCGTTATTGAAGTTGGTGTGTTCTACGGTCACTTCACTTTCAATATGGTCGAGAGTACTGCATGTAATAATCCTTTATATCGTCATTATGCTGTTGATCCTTATGATTATTCGCACGACCTAGAAGATCAAAAAATCAAAGAAGCATATGAGGCATTTACTCACAATTTGTCAATCTGTCCTTACAAATCTAATGTTGAATTCATGAGGCAAACATCGACTGATGCTTTGTTGACACTCTTGTATAGAAAAATCAAAGCTGATTTGATTTATATTGACGGTGATCATAGAGCGTCTGGTGTTCTAAAAGATCTAGTTCTTTCTTGGGAGTTGTTGAAAATCGGTGGAGCTATTCTATGCGATGATTCCAATACATGGGTATACACAGATAAAAATAAAGAAAAGCCTCTACAGATGTCACCTAAACTTGCAATAGATAATTTTATTCATTGCAACTGGGATAAGCTTGAACCTATTCTCTTACCGAATGGTTATCAAACAGCATTTATTAAAAGAGCAGATTAATAGTTTTATAAATAGTAAAAAATATTAAGGACTGTTAGTCATGGCAACACCTACAACAAAAGATCAGTTCAAAGAGTATTGCCTAAGAACTCTTGGTAAACCAGTTATTGAAATCAATGTAGATGATGATCAAGTTGATGATCGTATTGATGAAGCTCTCAAATATTATTGGGATTATCACTTTGATGGTTCTGAAAAAACTTATTATAAGTATCAGATTACAGATGCAGATAAAATTAATAAGTACATAACAATGCCTGAGAATATAATTGGTGCTGTAAATTTATTTCCAATTGGTCAAGGTTTGAATACAAATAATCTATTCAACATTCGTTATCAAATTGCACTAAACGATCTTTATACTCTTACGTCAGTGTCAATGGTTCCATATTATATGGCTTTGACTCATATTCAATTCCTAGAACAAATGTTGGTTGGTCAACAACCATTTCGTTATAATAGACATACAAATAAGTTTTATATTGATACTGATTGGAATATTTTGAATACAGGCGATTTCATTGTTATTGAAGCATATCAAGTTGTAGATCCCACAACTTATACTGATGTATGGAAAGATCGTTGGCTTCTTCGATATGCTACATGTTTGATTAAGCAACAATGGGGTGCAAATTTAACTAAGTTTATTGGAATGACTCTACCTGGTGGTATCAAGTTTAATGGTGAAAAGATTTATAATGATGCTGTTACGGAACGAGCTGCATTAGAAAACGAAATGATATTCAGCTATTCACTTCCAGTTACAGATTATATAGGCTAGTTGTATCATGCTCACATATAAACAATATCTTTATGAAGAAGTCGAAAAGAATCCTGTGGAAGTACATGCTTATCATGGATCCGGACGTCGTTTTGATAAATTCAATCAAAGTTTTGGTCGTGTAAAAAATGACTTTATGGGCGGTGGTATAGGTTATTTTACTAATAGTCATCATGTAGCAAAATCATATGCTAAAAATGGTGCTGATTTTGCTAAAACCAATATACCATTGATTTATCATACTAAGTTAAAAATGAATAATGTATTTGATGTTGATCATGAATTTCATGGTGATAAACTTAAGCGCGTATTGCCTCATGAAAGTAAGCACGAGGAATTTGCTCGTGGTGCTGGTTTATTGCCCGTGGGTTCAGACAAATATGATGTTTTATCTAAGCTTAAACACGGTCATTTAAAACTCACTGGCCACCAAGTATTCCAAGGTTTATCTAAAGGTGGAACACAGAGCGATGCTGCACGTGATCATTTGATTAAAAAAGGATATGATGGGCTGCGCTATAATGGCGGACAAAATATGGATCAAGCTGAAAAGCATGATGTTTATATTCCATATAAAGCTGATTCTATTGATATTCATAAAAGAACGATTATCAAGAAAGCTAATCCGACCTAATGACCACAAATTTCTATTTTCGTAACTACGATTCATCTAACGAACAGAACCTCTATGAAGATCTAATCATAGAGTCAATTCGTATGTATGGAGAAGATATGTATTATGTCCCGCGTGTTATCGCCAATTATGATAGCCTACTTGGTGAAGATGCATCTTCGCAATATAATCATGCAATTTTAGTTGAGCTTTATATTAAATCTGTTGATGGTTTTACTGGTGATGGTAATTTTATGTCTAAGTTTGGTTTACAAATTAGAGACCAAGTTGTATTCAGTATAGCACAAAGAACTTTTAATCAAGAAGTTGCTATTGTTACAGATCAAGTAAGACCTAATGAAGGTGACTTGATTTATTTCCCACTCAATCGTAAGTGTTTTCAAATTAAGTTTGTAAATAAATTTGAAATGTTTTATCAATTTGGTGCTTTACAAACTTGGGAATTAACCTGTGAATTGTTTGAGTATAGCAATGAACAATTCAATACAGGAATTCCTGAAATTGATAATCTTCAGACAAATTATTCATTAAATATTATTGATTATGCCATTATGGATGAACAAGGTGTGAATCTAACTGATGAAGATAATAATTATCTGGTTGTTGAAGGATATAAACCAGACGTTATTAATCCAGCTTCACAGAATGATATTATTCAAAATGGAACAGATAATTTTCCATTGGGTTCAAATGACTTTATCGACTTCAGTGATACTGATCCTTTTAGTGAAGGCACTCTGTAATGTTCTCTTCTACACCTTTTTACTTTTCATTGATTCGTAAGTATATTATACTATTCGGAACTTTGTTTAATAACATTCATATCTCTAGAACAGATAAAAATGGCAATATTACTATGATTGAGCGTGTGCCAATCACTTATGGGCCAAAAGATAAGATGCTTGCGCGTGTAATTCAAGATCCAAATATTGATAGACCAACAGCCACATATCCGTTGCCTATGATGGCTTTTGAAATGACTGGGTTTGATTATGATGGTGCTAGAAAACTACAAACAATTAATCGAATTGCTGTAGTAAATCCAGACGATAAAGCTCAAAATAAATATCAATACAATCCGGTTCCATATAATATTGGATTTCGTCTAAGTATTCTAGTAAAGAATGCCGAGGACGGCAATAAAATTGTAGAACAAATTCTACCATATTTTACGCCAGATTGGACAACAACTGTTCATCTTATTCCAGAGATGAATGTTACGATGGATATTCCTGTTGTACTTAATACTGTAAATCTTGAAGATGTTTATGATGGACAATTTGAAGCTCGTAGATCATTAATTTGGAATCTAGATTTTACTCTTAAAGGTTATATCTACGGTCCAGTTAAGTCTACTAAAGTTATTAAATTTACAAATACAGAATTCTTTGTAGCTACTAATAATAATATTAAATCCGCTAATACACCAACTGCATGGATACAAGTTCAACCGGGACTTACGGCAAATGGCAAACCAACATCAAATGCTAGTTTGTCAATACCGGTTGCAAATATTATAGCCACTGATACTTTTGGGTATGTGACAAATATAACTGAGAAAAAATAAATGAATGATGATGACAATGAAAGCCCGATTGATAGAGCTTTAAATTTAGGCCCAATTAATCAAACCTATAGTAAAACAATATCATCTATTATTGATCAAGCACGTGACGATTCTGCTGATGAAGATTTTACATTTTCTAGAGCAAATATTCGTGAGGTTATTGAAAATGGTACTGAAGCTATAGCTAAGTTAACTATAATTGCTCAGCAATCACAAAATCCTAGAGCATATGAAGTATTAGCTAAATTAATGGATACTGTTACAAATGCTTCAAAAGAATTGCTTGAACTTCAAGAAAAGATTCGAACAATTGATAAAGCCGATGTACCTCGTGATGATGACTCAAAGAGTCAGATTACAAATAATCTATTTGTTGGATCAACACATGAGCTTCAAAAGATGATTGAAAATATGCGGAATAGAACTATTAAGTAACTCTTTGTATTGTCAAGACTGATTATATCACAACGTAAGAATGATGTCAACAAAAATGAATACTAATGCAGAAATAATTCCAAATTTTAAAGCTTATATGGGCAATCCTAATTTAAAACGTGCAGGGATTGATGTAAATTGGACACCAGAAATGGTGGCTG